TCCGCTCTTTCGACCTCACCCGCGACGGCTTCACCCTCCTGGTGATGGGCTGGACCGGCGAGAAGGCCCTGACCTTCAAGGTCCGCTACATCGAGGCGTTCAACCAGATGGAACGGGCGCTGAAGGTAGGCGCTCCATCCGACGCAGCAATCCGGGCGGAATTGGCGCGGCTGGAAAGCAAGATCGATCAGGTGATCGGTGGATATGACCAGCGGCGCGGTTCGGTCATTGAATACCAGACCGCCAAGGACTTGCTTGACGCGCATGGCGTCCCGCCGTTGGGCCGGAATGGCTTTATCCGCCACTGCAGCGCGGAATTGCACAAGTGGTGCATCAAGTGGGGAACCCAGACCGGCCGCGTTGATCTGATACGATACGGTTCCGAAAAAGGAACGCGGTTTTTCCACGTCGATGCAGTCAATTCCTGGTTGCAAAATGGGCCGTGCGGCGGCGGCAGCGCTCAAATTCGTAGTTACCTCGCTAAAATTGCGGGGCAAGGCATTCTGAAACTCGTTTCAGACAAGAAGCATCTTCGCGTTTAGCACGTCGTGCGTCGTCTTGCGGCGACGCCTAACTTCGGAGCGATCCCCTGATGTTCGTGAAACCCGCCGCGGGACTGATCGTCCGCGATCCGGCGTCGTTTGTGCCGCTCCTGCCGGAAGGCCGGAACGTGCCGGACCTGATGTATTGGCACGAGCGTCTACGCGACGGCGATGTCGTGCTTGCCGATCCGCCGGCAAATGCCGCGGAACCCGTGACGAAGGAGTAACGGCAGCATGCCCGGCACGCTTGGCTTCAAGTATTTCCCGGTCACCACATGGCGCCCGTCCGGCGTCTACGTCGAATTCGACCCGTCGCAGGCGAACACGGCGACGCAGAACCAGCGGACGCTGCTGATCGGGCAGATCAACGGGAACGGCACCACCACTGCCAACGTCCCTGTGCTGGCCTACAGTCAGGATCAGGTCAACGGCCTATGCGGCACGACGTCGATGTTGGCGCTGATGTATGCCGCCTATCGGCAGCAGGATCCATACGGCGAGGTCTGGCTTGGCCCGCTAGCGGACAATCCCGCCGGCACCGCTGCCACCGGAACAATCGTTGTGTCCGGCACCGCGACCGCAAGTGGCACACTGGCGCTCTATGTGATGGGCGTCCTGATCCCCGTGGCGGTCAACAGCGGCGACGCCGCCAGTGCTGTTGCATCAGCCATCAACACCGCCATCAATGCCGCGATCGGGGTTTCGTGCACGTCGGCGGTTGTGTCGGCCACGGTGACCGTAACGGCCGTCCACAAGGGCGATGCGCAGAACGACATCGACCTGCGGATCAACTATCTGGGCGTTCAGAACGGCGAGGTAACACCGCCCGGTATCACGGTCACGATCACGGCGATGTCCGGCGGCGCAACAAACCCGGTGCTGACGACGCTGCTGGCGAACCTCGGGACCACGACATTCGATTTCATCGCGCTCCCCTACACCGACGCGACCAGCCTCACGGCAATCGAGAACTTCCTGGGCGATCAGTCGGGGCGGTGGTCCTCGATCCAGCAACTGTATGGGCATGCGTTCACCGCGTTTCGCGGCACGGTCAGCGCCCGCGGCACTTTCGGCAACACGCGCAACAGTCAGCATGTCTCGTGCCTCGGGTTCTACGACAGCCCGACGCCGGCCTGGCTGGAATCGGCGGATTGGGCGGCCGCGCATGCAATTCGGCTGAAGGTCAATCCGGCGCTGGGGATTTCCGGCCAGGCACTCGCCCTGCTGGCGCCGCCGCTGCAATCCCGCGACAGCCCGTCCAGTCGAAACGTCATGCTTTATGACGGCATTTCGACGTTCAACGTCGATCCCGCCGGCGTGTGCCGCATCGATCGATCGATCAGCATGTATAAGACCAATGCCAGCGGTCAGATCGATGACAGCTACCTGAACACGAACTTGCTGTTTCAGGCGATGTATTCCGCGCGATACATCATTTCGCAACTCAGCACGCAGTTCATTTCGGCCGGCAAAATTCTCGTCGCGGACGGCACGCCGATCCCGCTGGGTTCGCCGGCCTGCACGCCGAGCGATATTTTCCAGGCGGCGGTCGGGATTTACGCGTATCTGGCGAGCATTTTCATCGTTCAGAACCCGCAGACCTTCGCGAAGAACGGTTACGCGACGACCGGGCAGAAGGGTCAAGTCCTTCTCTATCTGCCGTTCGACTTCAGCGATCAGGTCGTCCAGATCGCGGCTCTGATCCAGTTCCAGCAGAGCACGTAACGACCGCCTGAACCGCAGCGCCGTGAGGCGCCGCATTCCCTTTGACGGAGCCACCCATCAATGTCCGGCACACTCGCCCCATCGACGCCGACGAATCGTCGACTCGCTGGTGTAACGTCCGTAACCGTCAACGGCTCCGCGTTTGCCGTGACGGAATTCTCCTGGGATCCCGGATCGGTCGAGCGGGAAACGATGACCAGCCTTTCCGGTGTGGACGGCTACCGCGAAACACCTGTCGCGGCCTATGTCTCGTTCAAATTCCGCGACGCTCAGTCTGTCAACGTCACCGGATTCGTCGGCCTGACGAACGCGACCGTCGTCATCAAACTGGCGAATGGTAAGCAGGTGGTTGGTCACAATCTCTGGTATGTCGGCCGTCCGGGCGTTGCCGGTGCTGACGCCACATTCGACGCACGCTTTGAAGGCGCGGCCGGAACGATCCAGGAAACGGGCGTCGCATGACCGAGTGGATTTCGCCGCCTGAGCCGATGGCCTGGGTTCTGCCGCGTCCGCTGCAGCATGGCCAGAACTCCTACGCGAGCGTCACGCTGCGCGCACCGACCGCAGGCGACATCCTCAAGGCGTCCGCCATTCCGGGTGCAACGGCGTTCGACATGACGCTGCGCCTGATCTCGGCGATATCGCTGGAAGGTGTGCCCTATGACGCGCTCCTGGGGGTGCCGGCCTATCTGGTCGAGCAAATGTCCGCCTATCTCGATATGTTCGGAGGTGCGCCGCTTCCCGACCCTTTGGAGCAGTGGCGTTCCGAACAGGCCGAACGCGCCAAGGTAGCCGCGTCGCCGCCGGCCGAGTAATCCCGGCGCTCCGCGAACTTGTGGCGACTGACGCATTGGCGGCTACAGCCGCAGTCGTCGGCCGCTTTTACGGCGACGGACTGACTTGGGCTTTGGCCCTGCCGCTGCCAGAACTGGTGCGGTGGAACAAACTGCGCGCGACGGTGCGGGGGCTGGAGGCTCCGCAGCCCGTTATCCTCTACAAACCCCGCTGATCGGAGGCATCTATGTCCGGGCGAAGCGGCGGTTTTTCCGTTACGATCTCCGCCGTCGATCGTGCATCCGCGCCGATCGAAGCGATCAACAAGCGCCTCGCGAAACTGTCTGCGCCGGCGGAACGGTTCAACAAGGCACTGACGAAATTCGGCGACACCAGCGGCATAAGCCGGGTGTCCGAGGGCGTCGCGACGCTCGGCAAGATATCGGCGGACACTTTCCGATCTCTCGACCGCCTGCAATCCCCGCTGGCTGCGATCACTGGCGCGGCGACGATCGGCGGTATGATCGAACTCACCCGGCGATGGGCTGAATTCGGCAACCAGGTCGGCAACACGGCCTACCGGATGAATTTGCCGGTCGAAAAGCTGGGCGCCCTGCGTGGTGCGGCCCGGTTGGCGGGTGTGTCTGCTTCGTCTCTGGACGAAAGCTTGCTGGGCCTCGGCAAGACCTTATCGGGCGCGGCATACGGCCGAGATCCGCACGCGATTCAGTTGCTCACGACGCTGGGGGTGCGTTTCGGCGATGCGACACACGGCGCCCGGCAGGCCGAGGACGCGCTAGGCGACGTTGCGGAAGCGATCAAGAAGCTGCCCGACGCCCGGACACAGGAGCGTGTGCTGGGCGAATTGGGCATGTCTCCCGATCTGCTGCCGATGCTCAAAAACGGCCGGAAGGGCCTGGAGGAATACCGCAAGAAGGCCGAAGCCACCGGCTCATCAATGACGGCGCAGATGGTCGAGAACGCCAGGAAAATGAACGAGGCATGGCAGCGCCTCGGGTTGGATTTTGAGGGCGTCGGCAATCGGATCATCGATAGCTGGGCCGGCACGGTCACGAAGATACTTGAGAATTCCTCGAAATGGATTGAGGCCAACAAGAAAACCGCTGATTCTATCGCGCAAATTGCCACGGCTGTCGGTTTTCTGGTTGCGCTAAAGCCGGCGGCTTGGGTGCTTCGGCTTCTGGGTCTTGGAGCGCTGGCAAACCCTGCAACAGTTGGCGGCGCGGCAATCCTCGCCACCCCCGGCGACGCGGGGCCGAATAGCGGTGGTGTATCGCCTGAGCAAGAGCGCGCCAATCGCGAGGAGGCAATCCGTCGCGGCTATCTGACCCCAGGACAATGGTGGCGGCAGAACGCCCCGGCATGGCTCGGCGGCGGTGGTGGCGCATACAAACCGCGCACGATCACGGTGCCAGCCGGGCCGACAAAAGCCGCCGCCGTCATGGAGGAAACCCGCGCGTTCTGGAAATCTAAGGGTTTCACGGATGCCCAGGTGGCTGGCATTCTCGCTGCTGGCCCTGCCGCCGAAAGCGGTTTCAATCCAAATGCAGTTGGCGACGGCGGCACGTCATACGGGCTGTATCAGCACCATGCCGAACGGATGGTAGCGATGATGGGCCGTTACGGTCCCGCCCCGACTGTCCAGCAGCAAAACGAATTTGCTTGGGATGAACTGAACCAGCCGCAAAACGCGAATCTGCTGCGATCTTTGCGGGTCGCGAAAACATCAGGCGATGCCGCGCGCATCTGGACTAAGGGCTTTGAACAGCCGGCAAATGCCGACGCCGAAGCCGAAACTCGCGCTGCTGGCGCCCCGCAATTCGAGCAGCAGCAAAACGGCCACGTGCAGGTCGAGGTCAACCTGAAAAACGCGCCACCCGGCACGACCGCGAAGGTGACATCATCCGGTGCGGTCAAAGCATCCCCGCCGCGCGTTGAGACCAGCTTGCCGATGGTGCACTGATGTCCGGCTTCCAGAACGTCACCGGCTTCGCGGCACCGACGAGTGCATCCGGGTTCATGTCGCTGCTGCAAAATGCCAGCTTCCGCGGCGTGCCATTCAAGGTCATCGCAAGTTCCGTCCGCAAGGGTCGCAAGGTCGCAATCCACGATTACCCGTTCCGCGACGGCGGATGGGCCGAGGACATGGGCCGCGCGCTGCGGACCTATAGCTTCATCGGCTACCTGATCGGCGACATCGCGCCGGCGCTGCAGTTGGCGCTTGATACGGCGCTCGAAACGTCCGGCCCTGGCCTGCTGATCCATCCTACGCTTGGCGCGCAGACGGTTTCCGTCATTTCCGCCAGCACGTCGGTCCGCAAGGATTCCAGCCGGATCATCGA